TAATTTCTTGTTTTGGAGGAGAAAGGGCTGCATACAACCCAAATGTAAAAACTATTATAAAAATGAGAATTAACATAGAAGCAATAAAAGACGGCGCGATGGGGTCGAAATACACAAAGCGGGTTGAGTTATCTATAGAAGAATTTCAAAAACTAGATAGCGTTAAATTGAAAATGAAAGTTCTCGACATGGTAAACGAAAAATGGGATAATGTGAAGGAAGACCTTTCAGAATGAAAACTAAAAAAATTCACCAAACGTGGGTGTCAGAGGACACCTCACGTTTTCCTGCGCATTGGCAACAATCATGGAAAGATTTAAACCCTAGCTGGGAATACTTCTTTTGGACGGACGAGGATATTGCGGCGTTTGTGGAGGAGGAGTATCCAGACTTTTATGAAACTTGGCAAGATTATGACAAGCCAATTAAAAAGCCGGATTCTTGGCGCTATCTGGTGCTACAAAGGATTGGCGGGCTGTATGTTGACATGGATTTTGCCTGTTTAAAGCCCGTAGAGAGCTTGTTTGAGGGGATCGGTGATAGATTCGCCATTGGCAGAGAAGGTGACCCTGCCGCGCCGCATACATTTGGTAATTCTTTTATGGCTTGTGATCCTAACCCATCATTTTTAGAAAATATCACAAATGCGTTTAGAAAAAAAAGACACCTTCATGTTTTAGAAAGCTCTGCTTGTAAATTCATTACAAAAAGAATAGCGGGGCGAGAAAAAGAAATTTATGAGCTTGACACCAACCACATTTTTCCTATATGGTGGGCGCACGGAAGAAAAAAACAATTCGCAGAAATGAGCCTTAAAGAACTGCAAGCAGAGTTCCCAGAAAGCTATGCGGCTACTTTTTTTACTGGAACTTGGTTAGATCAATGAAAATTTATTGTTAATATGTTATATTTACTTTTTGAAGAGCAATTCAACGCTGGGGAATCTTCGAGCATACAACGAACGACTGTTAGACCATTGGACGGCAAAAGCGAAGGGAAAGGTCTGGCGATTAGCGTGAGACACGGTGAAAATAATGTTGACGTAACTCTTAATTATGAAGAGGCGCAAGAATTCATAGGGTGGTGTTCGGAGAAATTAAAATACGAAAATCCAACAGAAGGGTTGACAACAAACAAAATTTCTGATACAAAGAAGAGTAATGAGCGCGGTAATCATAACTAACCCTATAGAACTTGTCGGCGGTCGCCATGATGGCGCACAATTAACTACCGAAGCGGCCAAAGACAGAATTAAATACAAGGGGATTTTTTATTCCGACACTAATCAGATTACCGCAGATGGGCGGCTTATTTTTCGCTGCTCCTCCCAAGAGGGGAGATTGAAACAATCATTTTTTGAAAGAGACTACTTAGCATAAACAGATGGAAAAGGAAAGAAAATACAGGAAACCGCTTAACAACGAGCATTGGATGTGCAAAATTCAAAACAATATTTTGGGGATTGATTGCGAAAAAACCTACACAGGATATTGCCCATTTTTTTGGGTTACTTGGCTTTGTGTTTTGCTTTTCCCCTTTTCCCTTCTTTTTAAAGTTGGTAAATGGCTGTGGAGTGCTTTTGTGGGTTTCATCAGTGAGGTTATTCCAGAAAAGTCATTCGAGAGTGAATTTACAGAGTATGAGCCAAGCGACGTGGTGCTAATTAACAGGGCGCAATACTTGGATAAGCTAAAAAAGGGAGAGTTGGACTTTGCGGATTTTGTGGATTATTGCCTATATTATAAACATTTGTTTATCCCTGCGGAACGTTGTAAAAATTGGTTGGAAAAAAATCCCGATTGGAGAAATACACATTTGCCAGCGGCGGAAGAGAGGGTTGCCCTACTCAGGGCCAAAAACGAACAAAACCGCGCTGATTCGGAAGCGGCACAAAGAAAGAAACAGGATTTTATTAATAAAGTTTCCAAGGTAGGCCAACTATTTGTAAAGCCTGTTGTCGCAATTGCGGCTATTGGGGTTGCGTTTTTATTTTACTTACTTGTTGCGGTGATCGTGGAAAATTGGGTTAATGTTTGGCCAGTAGGTCTAAGAGTTATCTTGTATTTGGTAGCTTTGGCTGTGGTTGCGGCGATTATGTGGGTAGTAGAGCGTTGTAAATATAGCGAAAGTATTCGTGGCTTTTTTGATGGTGCGGGCAAAGGATTCTCGGGCGTGACTGGGTTTATTTTCAATGCCTTTGATTTCCTTAAAAAAACAATTTGGATGGCCTACAAGGCTGAATGCCCAATGATCGAATGGGGAGATAAGACCGAAAAAATTCAAAAGATTGACAAAAAAGAAGTTGACAATTCCGCCAAAGCGTAATATGATCTTCTCAAGAAAGAAAAAACAATGGACTTTACTAAAGTCAAAAAAGCAGTAGCGGATAATTTCGCGGCGCTCTCAAAAGAGAAAAACCTTTTCGTGGTCGAAACTGACAGAGACGAAATCGTGGAAACCTATTTGTCGGGATTCGAAACCGAAGAACTTCGACAAGAGCATGATTGTAATTGTTGTAAGTCTTTCCTTAGAAATTACGGTGGTATCGTTGCCATTGTAAACAACAAGGTCGTATCTATTTGGGAGGGTGTAAGTGACGAAAAACCAATTAAAAACCTTTTGAATTATGTCAAAAACAAAAGCGTTGCCGAAGTCTTTTTGACTAAAGAGGCGCGTTGTGGAACTGACAAAAATTACGATCCAGATATCGACGCAAATTGGCAGCACTTTTATTTTAAAGCGCCAGTTAAGTTTGTTAACGATGACTTGGCTACGGAGCGTGGCAAGGCACGGACCAACAAGCAGGTGTTTGCTAGGGCTTTGGAAGAATTTTCCCAAGAGTCGGTGGAGTTGGTTTTGGAGTTGATTGGGCAAGATGGCCTTTATCGCGGCTCAGAACATAAAAATCTGCTTACCGAATTCTTCAAGAAACAAAAGGATTATAATTCACTTTCGGGTGAAGAAAAGGAAAACTTTTGCTGGGTTGAATCCTCCAAATCGTTTGGCGCGTTGGTTGGAATCCGTAATAGTTCGATTGGAACCTTGCTGATTGATATTAACAAAGGTTTGGGCTTTGACAAGGCAGTCGCTCGTTATGAATCGGTAGTGGCACCACACAATTACAAGAGAACTTCTGCCGTGGTCACACCAACAATGGCCAAAAAAGCAAAAGAAAAGATTGCGGCGCTTGGGCTTGAAGGAGCATTGGACAGACGTTATGCGGAGGCGACCGATCTTTCAGTAGAAGATATTTTGTTTTTCGACAAGCCAACTGCGCTTAAAGATGTTTTTGAGCAAGTGGCGTCCGAAGCGGCTGTCAACCCCAAATCTCTTGAAAGGGTGGCGGAAATTGGAATTGATAAATTTATTTCGGAGGTTTTGCCAAAAGCAGATCAGGTCGAAATTCTTGTCGAGAATTCACATTTGAATAATTTCTGTTCTTTGCTTACATCCGATGACGATAGCAAACTTTTCAAGTGGGACAACCAATTTTCTTGGTATTACACTGGCGGGATTACAGATATGGTCAAAGAGCGTGTTAAATCGGCGGGAGGAAGTGTTGACGGCAAACTTCGTGCTTCCCTTAGCTGGAGTAATTATGATGATTTGGACATTCACTCTATCGAACCAAATAAAGAACATATTTATTATGCCAATAAAAGGTCAAGTAATGCAACACTTGATGTCGATATGAATGCTGGTCATAGAACATCAAGAACGCCAGTTGAGAATATTATTTGGAAAGACAAAGTTCCTAATGGCAAATACAAAATCAATGTGGTCCAGTTTAATAAGCGAGAGCAAGCAGGGCAGGGCTACACGGTTCAAATTGAGTTTTGTGGCCAAGTGTTTGATTTTGGTTTCGACCGAAATATTGGTAATTCAATTAATTTCGAAATCAAAAACGATCAAATCATTTTTGACAACGGTTCCAAATCTACTCCGGTTATCAAGGATAAGTGGGGAATTAAAACCAATTCATTCCACAAAGTAAAAGCGATCACAACATCGCCCAACTTTTGGGGAGGCAGAGAGCAGGGGAACAAACATTTCATGTTTATGCTTGAAGGCGTCAATAACGATGAATCTCCCCGAAGCATCTTCAACGAGTTTCTTAGGGAAGACTTGAACGAGCATCGCAAGGTGTTTGAAATGGTCGGCGGCGCTTTGAAGGTTCCAGATTCAGATGAACAATTATCTGGCGTAGGTTTCTCTTCGACGATTAGAAACCAAGTATATGCCAAAATTAAGGGCAAATTTGAAAGAGTAGTAAAAATTAAATTTTAATAAACAGAGAAAAACAAAAACAAAAATATGAATAACGACACAGCAAACGATGTATTCAAGGAAGCAACTCGTAAAAAGTTTCGCTTTCCTTCGAGCAAAGGTAAACTTACAGTCGAAGAACTTTGGGATTTGTCCCTTCCTTCTTTGGACGTAATTGCCAAGGAGGTTCATTCCACCATTAAGGCAGGCGAGGAAACGAGTTTTATTCCAACGGCAGCAAGTAGGGCTTCAAGCTCTTCATTGCCAAATAAGAAGCTTAATATTCTCGAGCTTGTTATCGAGACAAAGGTTAACGAGCAAGAGACAGCGAAAAAAAGAGCAGAGAAATCCGCCCAACTTTCACGGCTCCGCGAATTGGCAGCAAACAAGGCCGACGAAAAGCTTTCACAAAGTTCTTTGGAGGATATTAACAAAATGATTCGTGAGTTGGAGGCGTAAGCTTAAAACTATTGATTGTTTTTTATGATAAAAAGAAGGGGGCGCATTTTGCGCCCCTTTTTTCTTGACAAAATTTCCAGTTCTTATATGATAATCACATGGTTAGAGAAAAACTACAGCAGTTGGAAGAAATGGGACTCGTAAACGAGGACAACAAGCAGGAAATTTTTGAAGCTCTTGAAGAGGTTAGCTATGAAAGCTACCACCTTGGAGAGAAGGACGGGCTGAGCATGGCTAGGGAAACTGAACATTTTGTTGGGTATGGAAAAAAAGAAGATTGGGTATGAAAGTAAAAAAATCAAAAGAAGCAGACAATAACTATCTCGCCGAGGTAGTTAAAATTAAAGATATTAAAGATCACCCGAACGCAGATAGACTGCAATTGGTTGAGCTTTTTGGTGGAAATGTAATTATTGGTAAAGGAATTTACCAAGAGGGAAGTAAAGTCGTGTATTTTCCCATCGAAACCACCATTAACGCGGAGTTTCTTTCCCATAAAAATTTATTTAACAATGCTGGACTAAACGCAGACGGGAAAACAAAGGGATTTTTCACCAAATCTTGCCGTGTAAAGCCCATCAAATTGCGTGGAATCCCCAGCGAGGGCTTTATCCTTCGTGTTGAGGAGGTTGCGCCATTTTTCAAGGCAAAACCCGAGGATTTTAAAGTCGGCGAGGCGTTCGACCTTATTGGCGGCGTGCCGCTTCTTAGCAAGTGGGTTCCGAAGCAAGCACAAAATAACTCTGAACCAAAAAGACCGCTTCCCGTATGGCTTAAAATCATGCCGCGCCCAATTCGTAAAGTAATTGGCCGTAGGTTTTTCAGCAAGAAAGACGATGGAATTAAAAGCTCCATTGTGAAAGATCAGTTTAGGCTTCACTACGATACAGACAACCTTGGAAAGGTTGAGTTTGTTATTTCTCCAGCAGATGAAATCAATATTTCCGCTAAACTACATGGTTGTTGCAGCACTTATGCCAATGTTTTAACTTATAAAAAGAAAACTTTGTGGCAGAAGCTTACCACCCACCCAAAAAACAAAGGCGAAACCGTGTATAAATTTATTGCGGCGAGTCGGAATGTAATCCAAAACCGGAGGGCGGGCGGATATGCAGAGAATGTTTGGGGAAAACAGGCTAAAATTTTGGAAAACGTTCTGCCTGAGTCCTACTCAATTATGGGGGAAATCGTAGGCTTTAATGACGGCGGCGGATTCATCCAAAAGAACTACGATTATGGTTGCTTACCGCAACAAAGCGAGTTTTATGCTTTCCGTATGACTAAAACCTCCCCAGAGGGAGAGGTCACGGAAATGAGCTTTAAGTATCTACAAAAATTCTGTAGACAAAACGGAATCAAAACCGTTCCGGTTTATTACCAAGGAATTGCTAGGAATTTGTTCCCTGAAATCCCCGAAGACGAACAGTGGAGCAAGGCTTTTGTGAGTAAATTAAAAGAAAAATACCTTGAAAAGAACTGTGCGCTTTGTAAAAATAAGGTTCCCGATGAGGGTATTGTTGTTAGAGTCGAGAGTTCGGTGGCAAAAAGAGGTTTTAAATTAAAATCATTTGCTTTTAAAATGAAAGAAGCTAAAGAAAGGGACGAAGAAGAAAATGAATAAGTTCGAATTTTTAAAAGAGGTCTCTGAAGCGAGCGACGAAGATTTGCTCATGTCGCGGAAGGCTTGCCACGCTCAGAATGTGTCCAGCATTGTCTTTGGGAAAACTAAAGAAGGTCTTAAGAGGGCGATTCTCGCTTGGAACGGGCATGAACTTTGGGAGAACTGTCTTTTTGGAAGTCTTCCTGTGGGAATACACGATCACCGCTATATGTTGGCGTTAAGCTTGATTTGCGGCGAAGTTTACAATACCAATTACAAGCTAGACGAGGAGGGCGAAGAGCTTAATGAGTTTAAGTTTTCTAGCGCTTTAAACGGTGGGAGCGCGGAATTGGTAGGAAAAGCCAAGATTGGGCTGGACGTGGAAATGGGTTTAGAGCATTCACGTTGGCTTGTTTTGCCACCGGAACAATTGCATAATATTTCTTGTAGTGGAATGGCGGCTTGGGCGGTTTTCGAAGGCAAAACCGAAAGGGAGGAAACAAGGCTTTTTTCCAAGAGTGAAGCGATTGAAACCTGCGGGTTTTATAAAAGCTTCGAATCAGCCGACGAAGTTAGGGATCATGTTAATTTTTTTTTTAAAACATTTGAAGGGAGAGCATAATGGAAACAAAAGTTGGATTTGGCAAATACAGGAATGGTCAAAAGGCACGTATTATTTGTGTTGATAGGGAAAATACCCAATATTTGATTTTATCTCTTGACAAAAATGGGATGATGGTCCATCATCTTAAAAACGGAAGGGTTAATTTAGGTGATGGCCCCGATTCACAATGGGATTTAATTGAATAAAAATAATGGAGCAACAACTGAAAAGACCCCCTATAGTTATTATAACTCAGAGCGCGGCGTCCACCTCTGACTGCTTGGCGGTTAAAAAAATGATGGATGCTGGGGCACAAGTAGTTATTGTCAGGGACGAAGACTTGGAAGAAACCATTTGTTTGGCTGAAAGAGTGCGCGAAGAAGGCGATTTTAAAATTTTCAAGGCTCGGATTGAACGTTTGGCACAAGAAAAAAAAGAGCTTTTATCCCTTTTGGATTATGTTATAGAAGATTTAATAGATGGGTTAGGTGACGAAATTGAGGCGAAGCACATGCGCGAAAGGGTGAAAAATATTTTAAAATGAATTATAAGATAATTACAGACGAAAAAGCTTTAAAAGAGTTTGTTGAGTGGTTGCCAGAGTGCGAACCCCATGAGAAGTTTTATATGGCTTTGTTGGCGCGGCGCAAGTATTGTGCCGATGCCCCTCATATTCAATCTGACAAAGCGCAAATTAAAAGGGTTGTTACATGTAAAGAAAGAATGCTCGACAAAATCAAACAAATGGAGTGTGAAATTGGCTCTTACGCTTTAAAGGGCCACACGATCCCGCAGGAGGCTCTTGCTCTGTATGTGACTGTCAACCCCAGAGACTTGAAGCGAGCGACCCTGAAGGGCATTGGGGCGCTTGCGCGGCTTGTGGAAACAGGGGGCGAGTCTTACAACCCTCATGCCGAGGTTCTTTCTCAAATTCATAAAGCTTCCTCCAACAGAAGATACATTACTTTTGATTTGGATTCTAAATCAGAAAACGAGCTTGAAGATGTTTTGAATTTAATTGAAGTAGATTGCAAAGTAATTGAGACTCGCGGAGGTTTTCACATTTTTGTTCCCAAAGATGGGGCTGAGACTCTGAAAACCAAAAACAAAATGTGGTATAAAAATGTGGCGGATTTGAAGAATGTAGATCAGGCTGGGGATTTGATGTCTCCAGTGTGCGGCTGTATTCAGGGAACTTTTACGCCAAAATTAAGGTAAAAAAATGACAAGACAATTTGATAAAGCAAATGTTAGTGACGGAATGAAAAGTATTCTTTACGAATTCCCGGAAATTTTTCTTAAACCCTCCGGTGAAGTAGAAGAGCTTTTTGGACGATATGGAAATAACAAGTCTCCGTCCGTTTGTGTAAAAAGGGAGGATTTGTGCAATTTAAGATATGGCTTTGAGCATGGTGACGGCTGGGCCGAGGTTGTAAAGGGGTTTTGCAAAGATATGGTTGCTTTTTTGTTCAGGGCTAAGGCCGCTGGAAAAGATTTGGATTACAAATCATTCATAATGAAAGAAAAGTTTGGTGAGTTTACTCCGCAAGGGACTTTAAGTGGCAAAGACAGAAGAGAATTTTCTGATGAGTATTGGGATATAATTGAAAAATGGGCCGCGAAATCCAGACAAATCTGCGAAAAGACTGGAAAAAAAGGAAAACTTACCAAGGGCAAAAATGGATGGATAAAAACCCTTTGTCCGGAAGAATTTAAAAAATAGGAACGCTCCAAGTAAAGGAAATAAAGAGGGCCGATTGCGAGCCTTTTATTTTGGGCATACATTATGCAAAACGGTGGCCAAGCATTTCATATGCCTATGGTTTGTTTGAGGGCGAAAATCTGGTAGGCTGTGTTACTTTCGGAACCCCGCCTTCATCTACCTTGAGAAACGGAGTGGCGGGCAAAGAGAACGCGGGGCATGTCTTGGAATTAAATCGTTTGGTTTTGAAAAACAATAACAAAAACGAAGCCAGCTTTCTTGTGGCGAACGCCATAAAGCAGTTGCCGAAAAAAAAAAAAATAATTGTGAGTTATACTGACTCCCAGCAAAACCATATTGGTTTTGTATATCAGGCTTGTAATTTTCTCTATTGTGGATTGAGCGCCAAAAGAACAGATTGGAAAATAAAAGGCAAGGAGCATTTACATAATACAACCGTTACGGACGAATTCAGGGGCGTAAAAAACAGGGCGCAGGCCATGAAAAACAAATATGGGGATGATTTTTACTTAAAACCTCGCCCTAGAAAACATAGGTATGTTTATATTTGTGGACCTAAACTGTGGAAGCGCGGCATGAAAAAACAAATCAAATATAAGCAAGAGAATTACCCAAAATAATGTTGACATGTGCGACGATTCCAGATAAATTATGAGCATGTTTGAATTCAAGAAGGAATACAGGAACTTGATTGTGCTTCGCGGAGCAAGCGGCGCTGGTAAATCAACTGTCGCAGAATTGATTGCTGAGCCAAAGGTAATTTGCTGCGCGGATTTTTATTTTGAAGATGCCGAAGGGAATTATAATTTTGACGCCAATCAGCTTGGCGCGGCACACCAACAATCTCGCGATGCGTTCGATAAGGCATTGGGTGACCCCAGCATTAGAAACATTATTGTCGCGAATACCAACATAAAATCGAGAGATTGGAGGTATTACCTTGACAAAGCTAACGAGGCGGGTATAAAGGTGTCGTTCTTAGTGGTTGAAAACAGGCACGGCGGCAAAAATGTCCACGACATTCCAGAACATGTTCTTGAGCGACACGAACAGGGAATTAGAAACAATCTAAAATTAAGGTGAAATATATAGTAAAATTAGATATCGGCGGGACCAATTATTATGTTCGTTCGCTAAAGGACGGGTGGGACGAAATCTATGATCCGAACCACGCCACACTTTGCAATAAGAAAGAGACGAAAATTTTAATAGATGGGACCACCTTCGGTGAATACTGCAAAGTTGTTGACAGTCAAATTGAAATTGATAAATTTAACCAATGGGCGAAAGACGGCAGCTACGCCGTAACCACTAGATGGAGGGTCGAATTTAAAAACAAAAATTTAGAAGAGGTTTTTGAGTATTGGAAGAAAATTCCCTCAAAAAGATTGTAAATAACCTTGACAAATCCTAGTCGGGGTGCATAATCACCTCATGAAATTACCCGATTCAGAACAATTTAAATACAAAGATTGCGTTATAGGCGGCGACGAATGTTGGCTTATACACCCAAACGATATAAAGGCTCGTTGGGACGAAGACAACCTTTGGTTTCGCTCAATAATCATACGCAAGTCTGACCATTTTGTAGTTAATTGCTCTTTCGGTAAGTTTTTTAACTTCGCTGAGAAGCCTGATTTATCGCCTTTCCCTGTGGAGGAACCTTTCTGCGCTGTTGAAAAGCATGACGGCTCTACACTTATCGTAGGCTCACACAATGGCGAGCTTATACATCGCACCAGAGGAACGGTTAACGCCGAAAATTTGGATAACGGGCACGAAATAGCGTTTTTAAAAGAAAAGTATCCAAAGCTTTTCGGGGCGGCTTTGGCAAGCCCAGACTATACATTTCTAACAGAATGGGAAACCCCAGAAAATGTTATTGTTTTACGGCGCGTTAAGGAGCCTACTTTGGTGTTGATAGGCGCGGTTAATAATAGGACGTTGAGGTATTTCACCCAGAATCAACTTGATTTGTTAGGCGAGGAGTTAGGTCTGGAGCGCCCCAAATATTTTTCTTTCGATTCCGTAGAGGAATGTGTCGAGAAGGTAGTGGAATGGGAGGACAGTGAGGGCGTTGTAATCTACTCAGAGGACGGGCAAAAGCTGCGCAAAATCAAGGCGGCGCTATATCTCCGGCTTCACAGTTTGCTTTCTGGAATAAAGACGGTGGACAGCGTATTGAACGTATTTATGGAATCGCCTCGCTTCACCACGGAAGAGGAATTTTATGGATTTATATCCAATACTTTGGATTACGAAGTCGCGGAGCGTTGCAAGGATTTTATATCTCAAATAATTGTAGCCTATAACGAAGCCTTGGTTCGGATAGGTAAGGTTGAAAAGTTTATAAAAACAATAGAAAACGGATTTTCTCGAAAGGAGCAAGCCTTGGAGATACAAAACCATTGGACTGATTGGCGATCTGCCTATGCGTTTAAACTTCTTGACAAACAGGAAATAGATGATAAGATATTGCGGAAGGCAATAGAGAAAGAAATACAGACAAATGAGTGAATATAACATGTTACAATTAACTTGGGACGACCTGACCGTGAAAATGAAAAAGGGACGGGCGGCGACCCAAATGACTTTAGGCAAATTTATAGATAGGCTGGAGAAATTGCCCGCCGATCTTGAGATTAAAGGCGGTATCGAGTATCCCCACAGTTATCGTGGTTACTATTGTGATTTGGCGTTTGAAATGTCCCCCGAAGTCACCACAGTCAAAAAAGCTATCGAAATATGCCGAAATGAAGCTATGGGCGAGGTAATGACGGGCTATAAGGGCGGCGAATTTCCTATGCACAAAAACACGCCAATTTGGTTGGCGAACTATGGTTCTTGCGGGCAAAAGATCGTTGACATTTCCGACGAAGGTATATTAATTTTGGAGGACGATAAATAATATGTGGTGTATCATTGCAATTTGTATTTTATTATTTTGCGTTATTATTGTTTTGGCCTCCATTGGGGCCTTTAACGAGAAAGATCATTGGTGAGATACGACTTTATAGAGATTGGGACTTCGAACTTCGATACGCTGGCGGAGGATTTGCGTAATTCGCGTGGTCTTAGCGTTGAGCCATTGGCTGGTTTGCTCGGCCAAGTTAAGGTGGACGCGAGCAACAACGTAATTAAAGTTTGCGCCGCCCTTGGGGAGAAAGACGGCTTGGATTTTATTTGGGAGGTTAGTGAGGAAGATGTTATAAAATACAAACCCCCCTTTGGGTTGTTTCATCCAGTTCGATTGGCCAATTAAACCCAAATGTGGCTAGGGTTTTCCGCGCAAAGAATCTTCCCCATTCAATTGCGAAACACACGCCAATTAAAACCATTTCGTGGGAGACATTGTTTAATTTGTATACAGTTTCATCTGTTGGTATCGTGAAAATTGATGCGGAGGGGATGGATTGCCAGATTGTTGATTGGTTGTTAAACTTTCTTGAAGACTCCCACCTGCCATTCCCAACAACAATACAGTTTGAGGCAAGGGAAGAGATGACCAATGAAAAAGAATTATATAGTTTATATGAAAGACTGCGCGACTTGGGATTTATGTGCCGTAGGGTAGGTGAAGATATTCGTGCGGACCAGTTACCTTAATACAAAAAATAAAAATGAAAAAAATACTATTTACATCAGACACTTGCGGGCCATGCTTTGGCCTAAAGAAAAGAATTGAAAAGGAAGAGCTTTCCGTTGAGATTCTAAATTATAATGTCGAAGCAGAGAAGCCCGACTTTGAGAAATATGGCATCCGCGCTGTGCCGCGTTTAGTTATTGACGACGAAAAGGGGCAGGTTGAAATTATCCAAGGTAGCGACGATATTATAAAAGCTATTAAAGGGGAAAAATTACCAGAAAATTTAGACGAAGACTAAAAAGTTATTGACAAATCCCCTTGGCGGAGATAGGGTTCTT